CTGATCTCGCCCACGCCGATCTGCCTGTTCTTCAGGGTATCGTCGTATCCGTGTTGGTAGTAGACGGGGAGGGTTGCTTGGATGCCGAAGTCGGTGGACTTAGTAAAAAAGTCACCGTATAGGTCGGGGTCAGTCGGTCCGCTAAACCTCACCAGATAGCCGCCGATTCGACCGTCACCCAGAGCCTTAACCTCGCCCCCGTAGGCAATGAGAAGTTCGTTGTCGTTCATTGTGTCTGTCGATTTGTTGAGCGGCTTACGCGGATCGTGCGCCCAGTTCATTAATGATATATCCCGTTTACTCGGGCATCCGTCTCTTGCGGGTTCGCCCTGCTCGCCGTTACGCATCCTCTCAATAAAGGAGATGGCTCGGTTGGCGTTCTTGATGTGCTTCTTGGTCCAATCGTCTTTCTTGGTTTCGAGCAGTTCAAGGTTGCGAGCAATGACTGCCACCGGGTCCACCGATGCCAAGCGGCTGCACTCGGTTTCGGACCACGCCTTAAGATCGGACGCGCTCATGTTGGCGAGCCTGTTCCACTTGCGATATACTTCGTCGAGTTCTTCCATGCCCGTTATACAATCAGTTAGATGGTCAGTTCGCTATTGTCGCAAGCAACACAAACACAACGCAGGTCAACGCCGCCGCCGTTAGGTCACGCTTGTTCATTTCTTGTCTACCCAACCGCCGCCTTTGAACACGGTCCCGCTGCCGCCTGTAATGACAATGTAACACTTCTGCCCTGTGGTAGGACACTTGGTCAGCGGTGCGCTCTTGATAGAAGCGAAATGCTCAAAGACAGTACCGTCCTCTCGTTTGTACGTGTAGGTCATCCCATTCCCTCAAAGATAATGTCTTGTAGTGCTGCGGCGATGATCGTGGCTTCTCCTTCCGGTATGCCGAGGCGTATCAGTTCAGCGTAATACGCGGCAATGACCAACGCCAAGTATTCAACGCTCTTGATATTTTTGTCGTGCTCAGTCACCGTTGTCTATCAAGACGAGGTTAAACTGGAGCGAGATGTTGGCGGTGGCGTTTGCCACCTTGCCAAAGAAGCCGATGTCGCAGGGTCCGACAAAGGGACCGCGCGATACGTGGTTTGTTATCACGAGCGTATTCTGCAAGCCCTCGTGTAGCGACTGCAAGCGCATTGGTTCGTATGGCTCGGCTACATCGTCCGCGCCACAACGTTGAAACAGCGCAAGGTTGGCATTCTTGGTTGGCTCAATATCTGCCGAGTACGAGGTCAAGAAGGCGGTCTTTCCTTTCGGCACAGTATACGCACCGATCAGGCTCTGACCATAGCCAAACACACCGTCCTTGCTCAGTACGCCCCATGTAGCACCGCCACCGTCTGCTTGTAGCGTTATGGTCCCATCGTGGGTACTGGCTGACGTTGAGGCGTAGGTGTTTGTGCTGACAACGTACATACGATATACACGCAACCACGTATTGCTCAGGTCTACCGCCTGTGTCCCTTGTAGGGATACCGTCTCAGTCTGCTCGCGCCAATCTGCACCGATACCCTGTACGATGACCTGCTGCGCTCCGGCGTTGCCTGTGCTGTCTACATCGGACGAGGACAGTATCTCCAACGATACCGGAGAAGTGGGCGTTGGGTAGGTTTGGCTGTCCGTAATAACGGTCCAGTCTGTACCGATTGCGTCAGCCTCGCCAAACTTGTTGACCACGCTGTGACCTTTAACGTCACCTTTCGCCACCTCCAGATAAAACTCGGCGTTAATCTGGTTGCCCGATAGGTCGCGCTCAATGCCCACCTGTCCGTGTGCGGCAGTTGCGAAAAGGAAGAACAGGATGATGGCGGCGGTTCGTTTCATTGCAAGCAGTCCTGATAGAATAGTTGTTTGGCTTCTGCGAGTTGTAGGCAGGTGATTAGTTGCAACTCCTTTTTTATATCTGATTGAGTTCGCTCTACGGCTTCGATGCGGTCCTCCATCGTGCGGAAGTTGTTCATCATGCTGCCCTGCGCCATCTCTACTGCACCAACGCGGTCGGGGATCTTTTGATACCCGGCTGTGGCAACGCCGACAAGCATCGACACGGCGATCACTCCGGCAATCAGTTTGCCGACCTCGATGATCTTTCCTGTCTGTTCAATCTGGTCCATGTGGTTAAATAATTAAGGCAAAAAGCCCATTTGACAACGACAGTTGATAACCTCACCCGGTGGACCACCTGTCTCGGATGGTCGCATTAACCCGTTGCTGAACGCTTCGCCGATGGGTCTTTCCTCACCGTCGAGGACTCGGTGGTTGGCATCCCCCGCACGAGGCTTCTTCCTCGGGTCTGGTCGCACCCTTTGGTCGCTTGCGGTTATCCAAAACTTGCGAGTCATGCCTGCGGCGGTGGCGGCTTCCATCGCCCTGTAGTTGGCGGCGGCGTTCATTTCCGTTTCGGCAATCCGAAGGGCGCGGCTTCTTGACAGTTCGCCCCATCGATCCCTCATTAGTAATGCGATGTCATCTGTGCCTAAACCGAGTTCGACAGCCTGCTGTGTTGCCGATGTGACCGTAGCCCGCACCCACTTTTTTGTGTAGTTGTCGATCAGACGGATCTGCTCGCCGCCCTTTTGCGCAAGGTACGCATCAACGTTGTCTTCCCATGACGTGTACTGCTCGTCGGTGAACTCCTTTCGGCTTGCGTCGATGGCGTTGTAGACCTTGCCTGTGATCGTCAGCGCGGCGTTCTTCCAAGCATCCTGATACACCTCGGTGATCGGCTCAGAGTCAATGGCTGCATTAATATTGGCATTGTTGCGAACTGCCCGAGCAGCCGCGTCGATCTGCTTTGTAATAGCCCGTTCAATATCGTCAACAAAAGAATCAACCTCTTTGTCGATAAGGCGCTCCATCGCCTCTGCGTGTTCACGCCATCCTGCCCGCGTTCGAGCGAGCGGGTTTAGTGCCTTTGTGCCTTCCGGTTCGGCTTCGCTCCGGTCGGCTTCTAAAAACCCACGAAGGGCGGTCGGAACACCTCGTCAAGGTCTGCTCCTGTTGCCAGACGCTCGCGGATAATATCAGCCTCGTAATCAGCCAAAGCGTCAGGCGTGAACTTAACGTCCCGCCCTTTTCGATTGATCTTGGTGCGCCACCTCTGGATGTCAAGGTTCTTGGTATCAGATACGGTATCAGCCGAGCGGACTTGTTGTGGCTGCTCTGCCACTACGTCCTGCCCCTGAATCGGCTCGTACCCGAGCAACTCGCGCCCCTCGTTTACGGACAGCACTGGACCGCCTACAGCAAGGGCGATTGCCTGCGCTTTCTCAAGTTCGCTCTGCTGCATAACCTCGGTCTTGTGCGGCTCAAACTCCAAGTGGTAGCCGAGCGGCAGCAGCAGTTGTTGGTTGATAGCATGGGCGAGTAGACGCGCCTGTGGCACAACCGTGTTTGCCATAAACGCCAACTGATCGCTCTTCGCTGTGGCGTAGTTGGCGGCGTTAGACATGACGAGCGAGTGCGGAACGCCAAGCGTCGAGGCGATGGCTTCCCTTGCGTCTCGGGTGATTACATCGCTGTGCAAGTCGGAAAGGTCAGATCCTACCTCCTGCGCTGACAGCCCCTGCATCACCATCGGGTCATCGGGTGTGGGCTTTGTGCCGAGGATGTTGCGGCGTACCCACCGCTGCCACCGCTTGACCGTCAACTCATCCGGCTGACGTGCGTCCTTGTCGGCAACCCAGACGGTCTTTTTGACCAGTCCTGATCGCAACTGACCACTCGTGTACTCTGCAAGGTCATGGAGAATCTGGCTGTGCATATTTGCAGAGCGAGCATCTGCCGACCCCGGTCCCTGCTCTACGAAGGGCGAAGGCTGAAACGTTCCGAGGATGCGGGTGCGTGGGACCTGAAACTTTCGCTCATTGGCTTTGCGCTCGTAATAGCGGAAGTTGCCCTGCTCGTCTGGTCCGTACTTGCCATCCTCGAAGTTGGGCTTGATGCTTGTCGGATTGATCCAAGAAAGCCCGTCTGCTTTGGTGATGATCCCGTCCTTGTTGAACGTCCCCTCCTTCATTGCGTAGGCAGCACCAACGAGAGCGAGCGATGCCTCGGCTCGGTACAGGTAGTCGAACAGGTCGAGCCACGCCAGTTCTTCGGGCGCTTCTTCGCCTGCGGACCATACCACGTTGGTCATATCTCCCTTGTGAACGACAAAGGGCAGGGCTGCAATCGCCTTTGCCCTAACGTCTACGCACCGCCGCGTCCAACCCTCGTCTGTCCATGCTACCGCCGGGGACATCTTGGCTACGTGTTCGTGACCATGCAGGTTGAAGATGTTGAGCCATTCGGGGTCGTTCAGGCTTACGCCCTTCGTTGACGATCCGAGTACATAAAAATCGGGCTTTGGCATTACCAGACTCCCCAAGTGTTAGTTGCGCCTTTCAGGTGCGTATAGATGGCATACCGCATGGCATCAACGGCGTGGTCGTGCCGCTTGACAGGAACGTCCTTTAGTTCGCCAGACTTGCGGTCCTCGTCCCATCGGTATTCCCGTAGTTCATTCTGTAAGTTTTGCGACCCTGCGTGGACGTTGATGTTATAACGTTTAACAAAGTCGATCCCATCTTTTACGCTCTTGTCGGCTTTATACGCCTGCAATCCTTCGCGGATCAATTCCTCGATCCGGTCCGGCTCGGCTGCATCGCAGTAAATTGGCAGGTTTTTATTGCTGACCGCTTTCTTTAACTCAGCAATTAGATCAGAGTTTGTCAGACCGCTCTGATAAATAACTTCCTGCACGTAGATGTCGGGATCGGTCACGGTAACGGCTACCACAGCAGAGGGGCTATTGTATCCAAAGTCGATACCGTAAAAGTCCGGCTCGCGCTCTTCGCTGTATGTTTTCCAGTCGGTGTAAATGACACCTTTTAACGCCTCGCCCCACTCCCCGCGCTCATAGATGGCTCTCAGATCGTCCGGCAATGATTTTAGTACGTCGATATACTGCTTGTCGAGGAAGGCGTTATCGCGCCACGTGGTGCGTAGCACGAACAGGTCTGGGTTCTCATCAAGCCAGCGCCTAATCCAAAGCCGCGAATCGGTCGGGTTAAGCGTTAGTGTTACCTGCTTATATGTTGGCACATCGCCACGCAGTCGCAGGTCAACTTGCCGAAAGGCTTCCTCTTTTACCTCGCTTGCTTCCTCTATCCAGACGGAGGTTATCCCTGCGATGGACTTGAGTTTTTCCGGGTCATCCAGTCCTGCGTGTATAATCTGCGACCCGTTGGGAAATGTGATAGACAGGTCGGAGCGGTTGGCCGCTGCTGTTATACCGTAGGTCTTAGCAACTTCGACGAGCAAACGAAACGTTGATTCCCTGCAGGTTCGGTAGACGTTACGGATAACAAGGATTCGCTCGCGTGAATCGGCAAGGCAGCGCAGGACAAGTTTCTGAGCCACCGAATACGACTTGCCAGAACCCGCGCCGCCGAACAGGACGGTGTATCGCTCTTGGCTGTCAAGGTATGGCGTATAGGCACGGTTGTATTGCGCCTCAATCGTCATGCTGCGGATCGACCGGAATCATGTTGATTGTGATTGGCTGACTATCTGATGTAATATCCTGCGTACGATGCTCGAAATAGCCCCTTTTCTTTCCCTTTGTTTTCAGGTAAAAGATCACAGCGGCCGTATTGTTATTTCGCATTTGCTCAAACAATTTAGTCTCGGCAAAATCAAGAGCAACATTCTGCAAATCATCGACTGCTGCTGCGTATTCCGCATCCTCTTTCATCCATCGATAGTGCGTATTGCGTGAGATTCCCGCAGCACGACAGGCAGTCGTTACTACGCCCAGACTTCTGTCGAGCGTGTCAAGCATAGTATTTTTTCTGTCATCAGTCGTCATGTCAATGAGTTCTTATACTTTGCAGATATAATTTTTGGTGCTGCTAGATTCCATTTAACGTGATGATGCAGTCGATATTCCTTCATTCCCATCATGGATATTCTAACACAAGACGGCTCAAAAATAACTGAATAGAATGATTTGACATAAGTACCTTGACTCAGGTAAATGTCTGTTAGTCCACCTTTATTAGTCTGCGTAATACGCTGAACAAGAGACACCATATTGTGTGACAGATACGGACGGGATGTTTTTCCATCATTTACATAAGCGTTCACGTCCTCGTTTACCGTCCCAACAAAAGGTATCGGGTCTTCGCTTCTCACGAAGAAGGCATTCATTGCTTTGCGCCATGCCGTTATTGCTTTTGCTTTATTTGAAGCGCCACCTCCTATAAAGTCACCACCTTGAGCAAAGCAAATCGTTTTGATTTTTGTGCTTTTCAGATAATCAAGAAATGCCTTGAACGTAGTATCTAAATTAACAATAGTTTTTGCATGGAATGTTTTATCTGACCTAAACTTGTATTGAAAGTTTGTATAATCATCGTCGAGCATGAGGAAATACTTATATCCTGCATCTTGCATGACCTTAAATGCTGCGTTGCGGGCGTAAACAACTGAGCGATCGTCACCAAAATTACACGCCTTATCTACTTTTGCTACCCACTCATCCTTGTCGAAAATGAACACATTGTCATCTCCGAATCGTTTTTTATATAGATCGGCCTGTTCATCCCGATTATCTATTAAATATTTGATCGGTCCCGTATACCCCTGACGCCTCAATGTAGATGTAGTATCAAGATTTTCTGCCCTGCCGTGCGTTAGGATTAGCGCGCAGAATGATTCTTTATTCCAATTCATCCTGCTCACCTCTTGCATCAAGAAGTTTCTGGGTTAGTCTAACAAAGCCTTTTTCAATGGCTGAGTCTAAATCTATTATGACAAGAGCAGAATCTTCCATTAGTTCTTGCATCACAGATTCCTGATGCGAATAGTAGTCTGCAATTAAATCGTAGTTGAACTTTATATGCCTTGTAGCGGCTAAACGCAACAGCATTTTTTGCTCTGACGAAATAGGTGCCGCTTCAATCGAATCCAGTATCTGCTGATATTTTTCTACGTCGTAGCAGATCTGTGGCTCTGGACAGATCTCAGATGGCGTATAGATGGGTGGTTCTATTTTTCGAGTGTAATTGTCTACCTCTGAATCACTATCATCGTCATCATCTTTGCGCTCATCAAGTGCTTTGTAGTAATCGACATCAAGACCCCAGTCATCAAGTGGTAATTCATCCCAAAAATTGGATAGTACATCGTGATCCCAGAAGCCTGCCGATACGTTGTCTTTAATTATAAACTCTGACTTTTGCTCATCGGATAAGCCTGGAGCCTCTAGTACAGGTACAGACTTCATGCCTATGGCAACCGCTGCTCTGTACCGCATGTTACCACCCAGAATCACACCGCGCTCGTCTACGACGATAGGACGAAGTGCAAGCATCTCTGGAAAGTCAGTTATCGACGTTTTTAGTTTCTCGAACGCGTCCTCAGGTATCCATCTCGGGTTGTCCTTGTTGAGCATAATGCTGTCAACTGGGCGCATTTGAGTTGGCGGGAGTCCTTTTTTATGTGTCACTTTTGTCACTTATCCTCTGGTAATAGCATGAAAAACAAGGCTCGAAAAGCGTCCATGTCGATCTTAGTGCCAGGACAGGTTTTTTTGGCTCCTGTCTCGCGATGTCCGAGTATGTTGTGTGGTGCTATGCCGTACAGATCAGAGAGGCGGTCACACAGTCTAACAGCGCACAATACCTGCGGCAGGGTCCACATCTCGTGGTCTCCGTGACCCTCGAAAGCGATACCTATGCTTCGGTTGTTGTAACCTAACGCATGAGCGCCCTCGGTTTCTTCTGGTCTGCCAATCTGGAACGTGCCGTTTCTGCGGATAAGGTAATGGTATCCAACGTCAGACCATCCTTTATCGAGATGCCAACGCCGGACCCGATCAATACCTGCCTCACCATCGAAGGCAAGGGTATGCAGGATGATGTACTCGGGGACGTTCATCCTTGCTCGGCTTCCTTTTTCGGCTTGCCTTCTGGAATCAGCATGGCAGCAACAGCAGCAAGGGCTGTGACCGCTTCCCAAATAACCTGCAACTCTGCTACTTCAAGCGGCAGGAACTGAGCAATGATGGCAAGACCTGCCCATGTTGAGGCTTCTTTGAGGCGGTCGAGTACTTTCTTTAGCATCGTTGGTAGTACGTTTGGTGGTAGTAAAGCCGGGACGGGTATCTGCTCCGGCGGATGTGGTTTGATCTTGTCCATGTAAGTATAACGCCCGCGCGGTTTACGTGTTCGTGCTGCCAAGTCCACGGAAGCGATACCCCAAGATACTGGTGCATCGTGGTGTCTGCGACTTCTGGTTGCGGTCATAGTGCGCCCACCAATGGTCTGATACATCCTCTACATTTGGTACAGGCAGCGCCTCACCCGGTCTGGCTGTGTCTCCTAACGATTGCCTTGCCCTGTTCTCGGCTTTGACAAAGGTGTTTGTATCGTAGCCACCATCGCGGTTAATACAGACCAGTTCAAAGTATTCAGGCGAAAGGTCGTACAGTTCGATCCACTCGTTGCGCTGATACGCTGATATGGGAAGCCCATGCAGTTTGCCAGAGCGCAGCGCCCTTTCCCTGCGTGTCCTTATATGCTTCTCCCATTGAGCGATGGACATTCCGGTGATCTTGTGGCAGAGCATCTCTGCTTCATGCGCCAGCGTTGAAAAGGTCAATGATCTTGGTGTTGTGTAGTTGCGCTTTCTCCTTTGCCCAGTCGCGCTCCCTGCGTTCAGCGCACCGCGTCAGGTAGTTGGTGCGGAAGTCCTCCATGTTCTCCCTACCCTCGAAGGACAGACCGTGGTCAAACCAAAAGTCTACGGCATCCTTGAACTCCTGCCCAGATCCCGCCTCGATGTTGCCGACGAGCGTTGCCTTCTCGTTGTAGGTGAGCGTCCTCTTGAGCCTTCTCTGTATATAGCCGATCGCTTTCGCGTCAATCTGGCTGGGCTTGAGTGTTTCCATATTCATTCTATGAATGTAGCCTCTCTTGACAGTACCGTCAATCCTTTGCCATGTGCCGTGTATGGCTTCTTTTTTGATTTGTTTTTTTTCTGTCTGTCAGGATAAGGTGTACCACACCCTGAATGTCAAAAGGGTACAACAGGGGTTATATATCGAACGAGAGAACGCTGCCCCTGTGTGCATATCGGGAATCGTTGCCTGCATCCCCAGCGTGTCTCGCTTGACCTCCTGCGCCTCGAACGGCTCCGCTTCCATCACCACGGACACCTGTCGCATCAGCCAATACCATTATAATACTGTCTTCTTGTTTGGTTAAACACTTCAAACGGTCCAAATGCACATTCTTGACCTGTTTGTGTTAAGAGTCCATGAAGTTGATACATGTGTCACAAATTATTAGGATATTAGTCACGAGTCAAACGGGCAGCAGCCCACCACCAACCGAGAGAAACAATGAGCGACAACGAACTGACCATGAAAGAGCAGCACCTTCTGTTAATGAAAACAGAGTGTGAGATACGCAACGCAATGAACTTCCTATCTGCCGAGATGCCATCGCTTGAGTTTGGACCAGTCGGAAAGGCGTTTGATCTTGTGTGGCAGGCTTGCTGCTTGCTTGAAGAAGCATCTCAGGAGGCAAACCGCAAGGCTTGGCTTGAGCAATGCCAAGAAATGGGATGGGTCGATTAATCCGAAACGCTCTGCGGGGCGTCCACCGGGGATCGTCTCCCGGTGCTGATGAAGCAGACACCTTTAACAAACAACGAGAGAGACAATGCCTTACATAAGCACAGAAGCAGTCAAGCACATACGCACAAGGCTTAAACAGGAAATGCCTGACTTCAAACTAAGTGTTACAAAGCAGAACCACCACGCAGTATCGGTTGCTATAATGCAGGGTCCGGTAGACTTTGGAGCAACGTATCAGCAAGTTAATCACTTTTACATCCCAGAACATTGGGGCGATAGACCAGATGCCTGTAGTTGCTTGATGATGATACAGGAAATAGCGACTGCAAGCCAACGCACCGTGACCGTATGCTCTGACTACGGCGCAATACCCAATTACTACGTAAGCATTTCGGTGGGCAAGTGGGACAAGCCTTACGTACAGATCGGAAGTAATTAGGCAAAACCTACCTATAAAATGCTTCCGATAACACAAACCGAGAAAGACAATGACGCATGACGAAAAAAACGTTATCTACTGGCTGATTGGAGCGGCTCGCTTCGGTTATTTGGATTTAGCACAAGTTGCCGCGTGGGCAGGATCAGATGTTTCTACAAAGCACGTTGCAGAAGTAATTATAAAACTTTATGAGGCGCAGACCAATGACTAAGACACAACTACTACGCAAGGTCGAGCGCCTGTTCGACATCCCAGACAAGGTGTTCTATTGGGGCATCCTGCTCGGCGCTTCTTACTTCATCATCAGAACCATCGTTGGGTAATGGCACACAAGATAGACCGAGATATGCTTGACCTGTCAACCTACGTAAACGAGAAGGAAGACAATTTTACTTGGTGGTTTGACTGGTGCAAGGATGAAGATCCCGCGACCTATTGGGAGCGCCGCTACGAGGCAAGAAAGGCTAAACGTAGACGCAATCGTAAACATCAAGACAGCGAAAACTGACAACGAGCAAAACAAGAAAGCCATGCCAGATATATCCATGTGCCTAAATCACGAGTGCCATTTGGCAAAGGAATGTTATCGCCATGAGGCAAAGTCAGGTGAGTGGCAATCGTACTCGTACTTCCGTCCTGATCAAGTAGGCGAGTGTAACCACTTTTTGCCTATCTGGAAACCACGTGGCGAGAATGTGCAAGACGCCAGTAACTATCGCGTAAGCATCAAAAATGACGAGAAGGCACAGGAAATGGTGCTTATATCTTCAAATAGACGGAGTAAACTTTTCAATTAGACGCGAACGCGATGAAATAGCACTACACAAAAGCAACGACCTACACTACAAAAACGATTGTATACCACATTCCAGAATACAAAATGAACTATGACGAACTGACCATATTCGCATCGGGCTTCCTGACCGCCTCGGTCCTTACATGGATCATGGCGCTCCTGATGACGAAACGAGAAAAGCCACCATGCGGCACAAGGTTCACCGGCGATCAGATCGCTATGCTGAATAGGCTGCTTGATGAGAACAACGTACAACTAACCAAGAAAGACTGATGTACTACAACACAACGAGAGAGACCGGCGAAGAACTGGCAACCGCCAGACGGTCAGCCGCATCCCAGACAAAGCGCATCCTTGACCTGTTCAGGTCTATGCCTAACACGTCGATTCATGCGTGGACCATCAAGACATTCCTGCGTGGCGACGTGCCGATCACGAGCGTTAGGCGAGCGATCACAAACCTGCATGATGCAGGACAGATAGAGCGAGATAATTCGGTGTATGCCGGACCGTACCGCCGCAAGACATACACGTACCGATACCTCCGTGGTTAATTGTTAAGTATTCGTGAACGAGTGGAATGTAATACAAAAGGTTTGGATATTCTAATCACACACAATGGCGCAAGCCACCACTAACCGAGAGAGACAATGCGAAACTACAAAAGCAGACCAATTTCAGAAGCAGAGGCTTTTGCTATCAGGCAGCAATTATTAACGGCGCTTCAGCATTTAGAAAATGTAGATCTGTTATCAAACAGACTGGCAAAACATGACAGAGAAGAACTTGATAGGGCGTGGGAATTAATCGACGAAATTACGAGCGTAGTGCTGAAATAACCTAACAACGGAGGTACACAATGGATACGACAGAGAGATATACAACCCTGCAGCAGATACACATTTATCTACTGATAGGACACGTAAAGGCCTTTGTGACAAGGATAACAGATATTGCTCACGACCCGGATCTTAGCGGATTAGACCGCTGGGCAATCATGGCAGGAGCAGCAGAGGGTTTCAAAGAGGTATTTGCAATGAGCCTTGAGATAATTGACAAGCACAACGAGGTGTCACGATGAGCGGAATAGTTAAAATCCACGGCAAGGACTACAAGACCGTCGCGCTTCGTGTAACCGAGTTTCGGAGCCAGTACACTATAGACGAGGGTTGGGGCATTGAAACACAATGCGCCGAGGTAGACGATGCAACGGTAATCATGCGAGCCAGAATAACCGACCCAGAAGGCAGGACAGTTGCAACTGGCTATGCGGAAGAAACGAGGTCACAACGCGGCATTAACAGCACAAGTGCCCTTGAAAATGCGGAGACATCAGCGATCGGGCGCGCGCTGAGTGCAGCGGGCTTTGGCGGCGATGCCTACGCAAGCGCCGAGGAAGTCGCGCAGGCGATCAGCAAGCAAGGTAGCAGCCCGTCAGCCGCACCCGGTCAGCCATCGCAGAAGCAGAA